TCATGTCCTATCTGGTCTTGAGCATCAGACACAAAGGCCTTGTTTGATACCCGGTACAGGCTAACAGGCGTTGCAGTTCCATCTGCATTCAAGTGCATTGCTGTACCTTCGTACCTATGCCACTCTGCACGGGTGTAAAATTTCTTTCCTTTTTGGTGAAAAGAGAAGAATATTACTCCAGTAACATTTCCATTGCTGTCAAATTCAGTCACAAGGAATCTGTCCGGCGGTATGTAGTCCATGCCTTTCCCGTTCCACTTCGCCATCACACCGCCAAGCCGGATCACCTTTTCCATATTTTCCTGGGCATTCTTCAGGAAATGGTCATCAATGGCTTTCTGGATTCTCTTGGCAGTTTCCCCGGCTCCATATTTTGACTGCACCTTAATGTCAATGTTCTGCGTAATCAGTTTAGCCAGTTCCCGTGCTACGGTGTTTGAAAAGCGGATAGTCCGGGTATCGCCCTTTACCCAAGGCGGCTTTCCACTCTCCAACTGCCCCCACAGCTTAATAGCAGCGTCCATTTCCGGCGACAGGTACGTTTCCACACCGAAAGCCTTTTCAGCGTCCGTTTTAAACAGCATTTTGAATTTCTCCTTTATCCATGAAATTAAGCCCATGTTATACTCACCTTACCACTTGATTGTAAAATACGATTCGTTGTACTGACTGCCAGTGTGTACCTCATATCCCAGTTGCCGCATATAGTTAGCTGTTGGGTGGCTTATTGTGCCGTCTAAGGCAATATTGTTGTCGCCTTTACTTATAGCTTTCTCAATCTCATGTTCGATTCTTTTAAGCTCACACTCAACACCATTATTCTTTACTGCTTCTGTCTTTCCTCTTGCTTCTGCTGCTGAAATCATATCTATTCTCCTTTATCCATGTTATCAGTCCCATTTAATTAATCCCTTTTTTATTTTTTCAATACAGCTTTCGCACATTGGAATTTCGTCAATTTCCCTGATTTGTTTTAAATTTCTTGTATCTCCAATTATGCGTTTGGGAACAGTTATAAATATCATTGTGTTATTTCCACATATTTCACATTTTTGCGCCCTCATTCAATCACCGCCCCTCTCATATTCTTCCAACTCCTGCACCTGCCGCAGTTCCCTTTTATAGATTCAAGCTATCAAGAGCAATTTGAAATCTATCACTTGTAACATACTCTATAATAGCTTTTTCGTGTTCCCTAATCCTTCTCTCCAATAGCTCTTTGTTTTCGGGATGTTTAGAAAGTAAATCCTTGTCATATTTATAACGAGTCACATATGTTTTAAGTGTTACTGGCATTTGTCTCATTTTGTGTTGTCCCTCCTATAATTTTAGCTCCCCAGTATAGCTTGCGGTGTTCTTTGCCGTGGGTGATTGATTGGTTAAGGCTCATTCATATTGTCCTTTTCGGAAAACATTTTACAGGCTCTTATACATCCTCTCCTTGAATCCCTTGGGTATCTCTTTTCACAGTATCCACGTTTTCCTCCCCTTACCCCGTTCGGCAGTGGAGTATAGTGTTTACATTCTGCGCAATACCTCCAAACTTTTTCTTCCTCCGCTGACCGCTCAAAATCTTCCAGCTTTTCGGAGAGGGATTCTATGGTGTCGGCGGCATTGTGTAAAAGCCCAATCACATAATACGGCACATATGGTCTGTATGATTTTACCGCTTCTCTCAATTTGTTTACCTGTTCGCTAATGCTCATTCTATCAATCCTCCACATGCAACCTATCGTATTCCACAGAACCAAGCCGAATAATCTCTTTCAGCTTCGCTTCGTCCATCAGAATCACATCATCATAGCCTTTTTCTCTCGCCCATATCCTTATCGCTTCAACGCAAGCACATTCTTGCGCGTCTGCTACTTTTGCAATAATACTTTGGGTAATTGTATATGCTCCGGACATATCACATTCTGGCATATATCCGCCAAATTCATAATGTGGCTTCCAATCCTCGCCAAGAGTTTTGACCGTCTGCGGATTCAACTTTACCTCTGGTACTGCATACTTTTTAAAATCTTTCATTTTCCCTATCCTCTCCTTACCACATTGGCAGATGTATCATGTAATACATCAGACAATCCATCTGTTCAGTTTCCTAGCGATTCCCCATATGTAATACCTTATCAAGTCCATGTGATGGTCATTCTCTTTTATGACTTCATCATCATATTTATCATCCCACGCATAACCCTCAAATTCCTTTAAGGTTTCTACGCAACTTTCATGTATTTTTAAAAGTCCCATATTCAGATACTTTGTGACCTCCTGTATTCCGTTCAATACGTCATTATCCGCGCCTTTTACGATATACTTTGCATATTTCTTTATGGTTTCTATAAACCCTGCCGCAGACGGGTCAACAAGGATATACTGTATCGGCAAATTTCCAATCGTATCACACATTTGTTTGTAATATTTCTCATTATCAACACGATTTTCAGAACCGCCCTTGTGGTGAAATTCTTTTATCATGGTTGATTTTCTTCCGTCAAATTCAAACACTCCAATCGCAAACGGATTTACAGTTCCATAGTCGATAGATACAAAATACTGGCTATTTCTATGAAACTCTATCTCGCCTTTAACAACATGTTTTTCCCTGCTAAACATGGGATATACAAGTCCCTCTGCCAACGCCCATTCGCCCAATATGTAACGCTTATAGTAGACGCTCCCAGCGTATTCCTTGCAAAGGCTGTCCACAAATCCCTTGTCCAAAAACGGATTGTCAAACAGTGTGTACTTTTGGCAGTAGATGTCTAAATCCTCGCTGTCAAGAAACTCTTTCAGCCAGTGGTTTGGTCCCTGCGGATTCAGTGCCCCGTCAAAACAGGAATACGGCTTGTCAAGGCGGGATTTTTAACTCTCAAATACTTCTTCGTTCCAGTCTGCAACCTCGTCACCGTACACATACTTGATGGAGGACCCGCGCAACTTAGATACCTGACTGACCTTTTCCGCGCCCAAACAGTACACCTTTTCCCCAAATAGATAGCAGATATTTGAACTGCTGATTCCACCCACCAAATCCTCGCCCCATATATTCCGCATGGGTTCTAAGATATTTCTTTCAATAGTAGATTTTGTAACCCCAAGAATAACTGCAAGTCCCGGTTTTCCTATCCTTGCCCGGATGCGCTTTGGAATTACATAATAGTCCATGTATGTCTTGCCACTTCGAGTTGCGCCAGTCTTGAAATTCCACCGTTTATTTGCATTGTCAAAGTATTCTCTCTGTTTTACGCTGAACGGCATCAGATAACACCGCCAATCTCTTTTAACACTTCATCAAGTTTCGCAAGCGCATCTTTCTTTCCATCGTCTGACTTATCATATCGCTTCATCAACTCTCGCCCTGCGGATAATCTGTCAGAAAGTGCGGCATCCATTTCAAATTGGTCTTTAACCTCTCCACGCATTACAGAAGAAAAGAATTGTAGCACCTCTGACACATCAGCTATTCGGCTATCCTCTATCTGCTTTTGGCGTTCGGCTATATAGGCGGCAACTTTAGGGTTATTTAGGGTTTTGTTTGCTTCTACAGACGCAGAACTGAAATTCTTATATCCTGCGTTTCTATATGCTTCTGCCGCATTTCCGCACTTCAAATATTCATCAGCAAATGCTTTCTGTTTTACACTTAACCCTTTCATTTAATCACCATCCATATTCCCACCGCTTTCGTTATTTCTGTTGATTTCTTTCCACTTCCCAACAAACCATTTCAACACTTCCACCTGCGAACAGCTATTCAGCAGTTCCACATCTTTCACCGACATTTCCCCGTTTTTCTTACGGTATGGCTGTTTGTGTGTGATGCGGTAGCCGGTAATCATGCGGTTCTGCTGTTCGCTGTAGAACTGGTATGTGTTGATTTTATAGATATAGCCACGCTGTATCAGTGCTTTTTGGAGTTTGTTTGTTGTCTGCTTAATGTTCATGGTGCGCCACTTTCTCTCACCTCAATCTTCCGCTTTCTGATTGTACGAAACTTTAATATTATCAAAAGCAAACTTCCACCACGGAATAGTTTTAACCCCTCCAGCTTCTTTCCAGTCCTCTTTCAAATCTTCGAGTTCTCCTGCTGATAAACACGCTTGCAAGTACATTCCGCACTCTTTTTTAGCTTTTTCCCTTATCACTTCATCATCTGTAATGATTTCATTATTAAACCTTGCCATACCCTCACCTTTGCTTTCTGCTTTGGAGTTAGCTTATCCATTCAACCAATAAAATCCTCCCAAAATTTATCCCAATACTTTTCTTCCTCGGTCTTTGGTCTTTTTAATGATTCAAGATATTCTTCATAATCCTTGTCCAACTCCTCCATTTTCTGTTTAAATTTACGATATGAATTAAACCAATAACGATTTTTCAGTTTTTTAGCAATTCTTTTATTCATTCAACCACCGCCCATATGCTTACCGATTTCATTCAATCAGCACAAAATTCTCTTTCAAGTCCTCGAATGGCATTTCCAACCATCCAAAATCAAAATCGTCATTTATGGAATCTAAATGCACATCACCGCCGATAAAACTTATTTCATCATCTCTTTCCCAAATGCTGCCGACTGTCACAAATCCGTATTCATTCGGAATTTCAAAGCCGTCACCATCACATTTCGGTAAACACATTTCTTTTATGCACTTATATCTCATTCTCCCTTACCCCTCTCCAATTTTTTCAATGCGGCTTCGGCTTCTGCGTATGTCGG